GGCATCGCCGACAGCAGCGTGACCGTCCCCGCGATCACATTGCCGCCCGCGCCCGCTTCTGCAGCTTGCGCGGGCACGTCGACCCATTGGCTGCCCACGGCAATGGCCGCGTCCTCCGTCGTCTCAAAGCGCACGCCCTCCGCGGTCATGCACACCGTGCCCTTTTCGATCGGGCACGCCGCCGTCACCTTGTCCGCCGCGGCAAATCGGATCACGCCGGCCGCCTTTTCCGCCGCCCCGCGCGTGATGCCGCGCGTTTCGGCATGATAGTCCAGATACGTTCCCTGCGCCGTCTGCGGGAAGCTCTGGTCAAGCACCCAGTCTGCCTGCATCAGCAGCGACTGCAGCTCCGCCGCGAGCGCATAGAGGCGCACCGCGCTGTCGCAGCCCTCGCTCGGCACAAAGCCCGCTCTCTGCGCGAACGTGCCGCGCATCTGCTCATAGATCTCCGTCCATTCCTTCACCGTCTCTCACGCTCCTCTCACCGTCATCTCCAGCGCGGCGCTCTCGCCGTCCGCCGTCAGCAGCACGCGCAGGGCCATGACCCCGCCCCCGCGCTCCGTCAGCTCCACATCCTCCACCGTCAGCGCCGTTTCCTCCGCCAGCGCCGCGGCGGTGTACAGCTTCGCCGCGGCAGCCCGGGCCGACGGCTTCTCATGCCCGAGCCGATACAGCTCGCTCCCCAGCTCCGGCAGAAAGGGAAAGCTCCCTCTCCGCACGCTCAGCCGGAAGAGCGCGCGCTCAAGCAGCGCCTCGGCTCCATCCGCGCGCCGTTCCCCGCCGATGCCGTCGGCGATATAGTCTCCGTTTCGGATCTTCAGCTCCATTCCCGTCACCCCTCAGCTTACAGGCGGCACATACATTGCGCCGTTGATAAAGAGATCTCCCTCGATCTCCACATGGCCGTTTCGCCGCAGCGTGATGCTCGCGCCGCCGTCCCCCGCGTAGATGCGCACCTCGCCGTCGTCCAGATCGTCCTGCTCCCGCGCGGCGTCCAGCGAGCCGGCCACATACCGCTCCTCGCCGAGCGTGCCGCCCTTGATGACCAGCACGCGCTCGCCGTTTTTCGGCCGCCACGCATACCCGCCAGGCGACGCGAGCGGAACGTTGCGCTCCTCTCCCCGGCTGAGCACGCCCGCCGTGCTTCCGCCGATGGTCACGGTGCCGCTCTCCGCATTTGTTGTCTCCTGCGGCTCCTCCGTCCGTCGGAGCCAGCCTGCTACCCACATTTTTTCATACCTCCCACAGTGTCAGCTCCGTCGTCTCGCCGCTTGCGGAGAGCGTGTACAGCGTCTCGCTCACGCGGAACGTCCCCCGCACGCCCAGCCGCGCGAGCGACAGTTCCACGCGGTCCATCGGCTCGGCGTCCACGCTCCCTGCGAGCGTGACCGTCAGCTCCCGCGCGTCCTCCGCGCTCTTTTCGATCTGATAGCGCCCCGTGTAGCGCAGCTCATTTACGCTCCGCGAGGGCACATACACCACGCGGCGGCAGCTCCCGCCCCGCGCGAGGAACGCCTCGTTCCGCACCGTCTGGCGCAGCTTCTTCGCACGGTTCACCGCCGTCACCTCGGAGAGCACACCGTACCGCCTGTCGCGGTACGACGCCTCGATCACGCCCTCTGGCTCCTCCAGCACAAGCCGGCGCCCTTCTGCCGCGCCGCGCAGACACAGCACGCCCTCCCGCGTGAAATACGGCGTCAGTCCACAGCGCCGCACAAAGCCCTCAATGGCCTTCCACCGGCTCGATCCGCTCGCCACCGCGTATTCGCCCGTGCCGTACACCTCGCCGCGCGGCTCCCATGCCACGCCGCACACCGCCGCGTGGTCCTTCAATATCTCGCTGAGCGCCGCGCGCTGATAGGTCACCGCCTCAGCCTCGTTGTCGAGCAGCAGCGCGGCCATGCCGCGCCCCTCGACCGTCAGCACCGCCCCCTCCGCGCCGCACACGGCGCTCCACTCGTCGATCACGCCGCGGAACCGTGTCACGCCGTTCTCCGTTGCCGCAAAGCGGCAGGCCGCCTTCAGCGCCTCCCCCATCTCGGCGCTGTAAAGGCACTTTACCCGAAAGCTGTCGCACGGCACGCCGCCGGTGCGCCGCAGCCGCCATTCCAGCAGCGCCGGCAGCTCGTATACCTTGCCGTCGGCCGTTTCCACTCTGCCGGTCATGAAAGCCTCACCCGCTCTCCGGGATAGATCCGATTCGGGTTCGCGATCTGCGGGTTGAGCGCACACAGCGCGCGCACCGTTGTGCCGTTTCGCGCCGCGATGGCCCAAAGCGTGTCGCCCTGCACCACGGTGTGATACCGCGCCCCCGCCGTTCCCGCCGCGCTGCCGCCCGCCGCCGAAGTGCTCACTTCCTTCAGCGCCGCACCCTCGCTTCCCGCCTCGCAGAACGCGAAGCGGTAGCGCACATAGTCCGGCAGCGGCTCCTGCACGACCTCCAGCTTGGTGAAGTAAGCGCGCGTCGTCATCCACACCGGATGCACCAGCACGCCCGCGCCCCCTCCGTAAAACACCGTCGCCAGCCGCTTGAATTCCTCATACGCGCCCTCTCCGGCGAATTCCCCCTCGCCCTCGAGCACGCGGCAGACCTGCCCGAGGTCCTGCGTCACGCTCCTGCCGAACGGCAGCTTGTGCTCCGCCACCACGCGGCGGAACGAAATGCGGTAGCTCCCGGGATTGCTCGGCCAGATGTAGTCCTTATATCGCATGGGCGTCAGTCTCACGTCCCCGCCTCCTCTCAGTAAAGATAGAATCCGCCATCATAGCGCCGCGCGTCGCGCTCGATCTCTCCGCTCACGCTCCGCGCGGTGCGGAGGGCGTCTCCGCCCTCCGCCGAAACGAATGCCTCCGCCGCGTCATGCCTTCCCGCGCCGCTCTCCGGCGCGGCAGCGGATGCGCTCCGTTCCCCGCTTCCCCGCGCGCCGGCGTCCCCCGCCGCCGTGCGCGCGGATGTCGTTTTTTCTGTCGTCCGCCTTACGCTCCGCGAACGGTCCTCCGCATCGGCGCGGCCCTCGCTCTCCTCCGGCTCCGCCGCCGATGCGCCCTGCCTGAGCCGCAGATAACGCGCCATGTCAAAGCTCTCGTTCACCGTCTCGCCCGCACGGAACGCCTGCGCGCCGTCCTCCCATGCCGCGTCAGCGGAGTCCTGCCCCCTCGTTCTCTCCCGTGGGCGCTCCCAGATACTGCCGCACCATCAGTCCGACCGCCGCAAGCATCGCCGCGCCGAGCTGCTCGGTCACGCGCCTTTGCTGCGCCGCGAAAACCGCATCGTCTCCCATCAGGCGTCCGTCTCCATACGCTTACAGGAGATGACCGTCACCTTTTCCGCCACCGGCTCACCGAGCTTGCCCAGCTCCTCGATGTTGCTCCAGCGGCAATGGCTGTAGATGATGCGCTTGCCCGGGCGGCACACCACCACGGAAAAGTCGTCGAGCTCATAGAAGCTCACGCCGTCGCCGATGGCCTCGTCCGTCGCGTACAGGCGGCTGAGCTCGAGCGTATAGCGCGTCTGCCCGCCCACGGTCGCCACCGGCTCGCTCTCGCCGAAGGCCTCGACCTCGCGGCTCGTGCGCAGCGCCTTCGCGCTGTAGCCCTGCACCACCGCCAGCTTTTTGCCGTTGAGCTCCAGATAAATGTCCCGGCTCGTCGGGATCGTCATATTTGCCATCTCTCCGCCTCCTTACACCGTGATGTGCGCGCTGAGGTAAATGCGGTTGAGCCCGTGCGCCACCGCAAAGCTGAACTCCACCAGGCACACCGTCGGATCGTCCTCCAACGCCTTCACGCTCACCTCGCCAAAGCTGTCGATGATCTCCTGCGCGCGCTTGTTTTCCAGCTCCACCATCACCTGCGAGCGGATCGCCGCGCGCACCTGCGCGGTGTTCTTGCTGCGCACGAAGCGCGCACGCAGCGACGCGCGCAGCGCGGGGATCACGTCGTCCACGATCCGCACCGTCGTCAGCTCGCGCCAGGTCTTGTCCGCCGCCCCGCCGGTGGTCGTGCGCGTCGTAATGCCGCGCACGATGCTCACCTCACCGCTCACACACTCCAACGGCGTCACGCCGCCGGTGACCAGGGTATCCACCTGCGTGTCGTCGTAGCTCGCGCTCAGGCCCGAAAAGCCCGCGAGCACCGCACCGTTCACCGGCACGGACGGGTCGCTCTCCCCCGCGATGACCGCGGCGGCTGCCGCCGCCATACGCACATCGCCGGGCGCCGTGAGCACCATGCGCTCGCTGTTGAGCTTGCCCGCGCGCTCCACGAGCTTCGCCGCCGTCTCGCTTGCGCCGCCCGAAACCACGCCGATGCGCTCCTTCTGCGCGCCCGACGCCTTCTCCACGCTCGCGCGCAGCTTGAGCTGCACGTCCACGCTCGTGCTGTCGCACACGATCACATCGACCGCCTCCTGCTCCAGCGCGGCAAAGGCCGCCTCATAGCCGGTCGGCGTCGCCGCGGACACCTTCACCGCCTTGACCACCGCCGCGCCGTTGCGGTAGAGCGCCGCAAGCAGCGCCGCCATGCCGACCGTACCCTCCGCGTCCTCGCCGAAGGCGCTCACGCCCTCGGCGTAAGAGGTCAGCGTCACCACCTCATTGGCCGTGCCCGTCGTGCTCACCGCCGCCGCGCCGAGGATCCTCGCGGTCTTTTTCCCGCCGATCACGCTCGAGGCGTCGTAGGACGAATACACGCCCGGGTGCTCATGTACCACCGTGTTGCCCACCTACTGCATCACACCTTTCAAAATAAAATCCGTCAGCACCGCGCTCTCCTCGTCTGCCGTCGCCACGAAGTAGGCCGTGCAGCGCGCGGTGCCCCGCCGCACGAACATACCGTACTCCTCGTCCCACTCCGTTTTCTCCCAGCTCAGCTCATCGAGCGTCAGCCCGTCGGCAAGGCCGTCCAGCAGCGCCTCGCTCACGGCCTCCGCCGTCTGCTCACAGCCGCGCGCTCCCTTGCGCCGCGGCGCGTAAACGTCCAGCGACGCCGCCATTTTGAGCTTCCTGCCGTACACCTCGACCGTCCGCCCGCTCTCCGCGTCGTACCGCTCGCCGAGATAGTTCATCAGCCCCGCGTGCGCCAGCTCCGCCTGCTTCGCGCCGACGGCGACCACGCTCCCGCTCCTCTCGCGGAAGCGCTCGTCCTCATAGGCCTCCGCCGCGTCAAGACCGGCGGCCTTCAGCCGGCTCACGATCTCCGACCGCACCTGTCCCGCCGCCGTCATGCCGTCTCCTCCTCGCGGTCAAGCACCGCCCAGTAGTGCGTCACCAGAGCGCCGAGCTTCACGCTCTCCGCGCGGCGGACGCGGTAGCGCTTTCCCTCGCAGAGGATATGGTCCCCCTGCGCCACACTCACCTCCGCGCTGCCGAGATAGCGCCAGCAGCGCCGATCCGCCGCGCCCAGCGGCCCGACGGAGAACGGCTCGCCGCCGCTCACCGCCGTAACGGGCTGCACGAAGCCGTGCGTCTCGCCCGTCTCCGCGCCATGCTCCACCGTCACGGTCATGCCGTAGCGGCGGAACGCCTGGTCGATCATGCTTTTCATCCCTTCACTGCGCAAAAGAAGAAGCCGCCTCCTTCCGTATACGGGGCCATCAGCTGCCGTGCGCTGCGCCGCAGCGCCGCGGCACGTTCGCTGTTCGCGCCGCCCCTGACCTCGATCGTCACGTCGCCCGCGCGGAGGGAGGACAGCTCCTCCGCCCCGCCGAGCCTTG